AGCACGTGATAACGTCACTAAAGCAGAAGTGGAACGCATTGTTGAACACATGGACGCAAGGTTTAACAAACTTGAAGACAAAATTGACCAACTTATTAAAAGGTAAATGACATGAAAAAGAAAATGCGTAAATTTGCAGATGGCGGAGAAGCAGCCAGTGAATCATCTAGCGGAATGGAATATTTAAAAAAAATGGCAGGACGTTATGCAGAGCAACCAAAAAGTGGTTTAGATAAATTGCGTTCAGATCTTAAGTCTACTGGTCGTGCAGGGATGGCAGGAGCAAAAGCTGCTGTGGAATCAATTCCGGTTGTTCGTGGGGCCAAAGAACTTGCTTCACGGATAGGTCAAAAAAGTATGCCTAAATCTTATGACGAAGAAATGGGTATGAAAAAAGGTGGCATGGCTAAAAAGAAAATGATGGGCGGCGGTATGACTAAAATGGCTAAAGGTGGTGGAATTGAGTCTAAGGGTAAAACCAAAGGCAAAATGATTAAGATGGCTAAAGGTGGTGGCATTGAAGTTAAAGGCAAAACCAAAGGCAAAATGGTTAAGATGGCTAAAGGTGGGAGGGCTTGTTAACATGGCTAAATCATTTCCTGATTTAAATAATGACGGTGAAGTAACTCAAGCCGATATTCTTAAAGGACGAGGTGTTTACAAAAAGGGTGGCAAAGTGAAAAAGAAACGTTATGAAGATGGTGGCGAAGTAGAGTTTGAGTCCAAAATGGGGCAAAATCCCGGGATTGATGATGACACTCGTGCCCGTGCGATGAAGTATGTGCAAGAGCAAAACGAGCCTAGCAGTGAGCTAGTAAAAGAACCCCCTGTTGCCAAAACAAAAGCTGCTCCAAAACCTCAGCCCAAAGCAGAACCCAAAGCGGAACCAAAGCCAGCACCGAAAACTGAGTCAAAAAAAGCTTCTAGCGAAGAACCATCTTTTTTTAAAGGCACTAAAGGATATAAAAATCTTGGAGCGTTATTTAAGTCTATGAGAGAAAAAGCTGGCATTACTAGCTACAAATCAGGTGGTAAGGTATCTTCTGCGTCTAAACGTGCTGATGGCATTGCTATTCGTGGAAAGACTAGAGCATGAGACCAAGTCGTGGCATGGGCGATATAAGCCCTTCTAAGATGCCTGGAAAGAAAACGATTAAGCGTAAAGACGATCCAGATAAAGTGGAGATGTACGCTGGTGGCGGATTGTATGCCAATATCGCTGCCAAGAAACGCAGGATCGCTGCGGGGTCTGGTGAGAAGATGCGTAGTGTTGGAGCAAAAGGAGCGCCTAAGAAAGGTGACTTTGCCAACGCCGCTAAGACAGCCAAGTACGCCGAAGGTGGTAAAACTAAATCCAAGGTCAACGAAGCGGGTAACTATACTAAGCCTGGTTTGCGTAAACGGATCTTTAACAGTATCAAAGCCGCTGCGGTACAAGGCACTGGCGCAGGTCAATGGTCAGCCCGTAAAGCCCAGTTAATGGCTAAACGCTATAAAGCAGCAGGCGGGGGCTACAAGTGAAATGGTCAGACAAGCGCAAAAAGTCGATCAACTGCGACAGCCCAAAGGGGTTCTCGGAGAAGGCTCATTGTGCGTCAAAGAAGAAAAAAATGGCTGGGGGTGGTTTAGCAAAATCACAGCAATCTTTAAAAGCTTGGGGCGAACAAAAGTGGACGACCAAGTCAGGGAAGAAATCGTCCGAGACGGGCGAGAGGTATCTCCCAAAGAAAGCAATACAAGCGTTAAGCCCACAAGAGTACGCAGCAACAACACGGGCAAAACGAGCAGGGAAAGCGCAGGGAAAGCAGTTCGTCCCGCAACCAAAATCAGTAAAAGCAAAAGTAAAACCATATAGGAAGATATGAGCACTTCTGGAACCGTAGCTTTTAATCTAGACCTCAATAACCTCATAGAAGAGGCATTCGAGCGTTGTGGTACGGAATTGCGTACGGGTTACGATATGCGGACTGCCCGTAGGTCTTTAAACCTATTGACGATTGAATGGGCTAATCGTGGTATTAACCTGTGGACAATCGAGCAAGGTCAGATCCTTTTAACTACAGGACAAGGCTTATATTCAATGCCTGTAGACACCATTGACATCTTAGATGCGGTGATCCGTCAGAATAACGGTAGTCAGTCTAATCAAGTTGATATTAATATCAGTCGTATTTCAGAGTCTACTTGGGCAACAATCCCTAATAAATTAACTACTGGACGCCCTATTCAGATGTGGTTTAACCGCCAGTCGGGGCAGTCTAATACGTCCTCAGCGACCCTAGCCAGTACGGTTACATCTACAGCTACGACTATTCCAGTCTCTAACGCTAGTTACTTATCGACTACAGGATTTATTAAAATTGACTCTGAAGTCATGAGTTACTCAAACGTAACGGGTAATGACTTAATTAATGTAAACCGTGGGCAAAACGGTACGACCGCTGCGGCTCATACTGCGGCAGCCCCTATTACAGTTCAGAACCTACCCGCTGTGAATCTCTGGCCCACACCTGATGCAGGAGGCGGTCCGTATACCTTTGTTTATTGGAGACTACGTAGAGTCCAAGACGCTGGCACAAACGGCACGGTAGAGCAGGACATCCCATTTAGACTACTACCTTGTATGGTGGCAGGACTTGCCTTTTATATGGCTCAGAAACTACCTGACGGACAGGCTAGAGTTGCATTTTTGAAACAAGAATACGAGGAGCAATGGCTCATGGCTTCTACGGAGGACAGAGAGAAAGCCGCTTCTAGGTTCGTTCCTAGGACGACCTTCTATGCCTAATAAATTTAGTAGTGGCAAATTTGCAATTGCCGAATGTGACCGATGCGGTCAGCGGTATAAGTTAAAAGAGCTTAGAAAGTTAGTTGTTAAGCAGCAAGTAAAGAATATTAAGGTGTGTCCTAGCTGTTGGGATCCTGATCAGCCACAGTTGTCGTTAGGAATGTACCCAGTGGACGACCCACAGGCGGTACGGGAGCCACGCCCTGATACGAGCTTTTTAGTGTCTGGTAGTAGCGGTTTGCAGATTAATGGAACAAACGATACCACCATAAATGGTGTTGGTTTTCCAGAAGGTGGTAGTAGAATATTTCAGTGGGGTTGGAACCCTGTTGGGGGGTCACAAAATGATGGTTTAACCCCTAACAATTTGGCACCAGAAGGTCAGGTAGGCAGCGTAACAGTAACAACAACTTAGGAGTGATTATGAAACACGAAGACATTAAGAAGGACAAACCGATGATGGAGAAAGTTGCTAAGAAAGCCGTCAAAGGTCACGAGAAGCGGATGCACGGCATGAAAAAAGGCGGTGTAACGACTATGGACATGAAAAAGATGGGTCGTAACCTAGCCCGTGTTGCCAATCAGGGTATGCGGAAAACCGCAGGAAGAGGTCGATAATGGCTAAGTTCTCTAAAAAAATGATGGGTAAAGAGGTAGGAGATGCTAAAGTCTATGCTCAACCCCATACGATGGATGGTAAACCGTTAAAGATTAAAGACACGACGGGCGCACAAGAAATGGCAAAAATGAACATTTCAGTCGATGGAATTAGCAAAGGTGTGGGTCAAGGTGTTGATCAGTACGGCAAGATCGAGATGCGTGGTGCTGGTGCAGCAACCAAAGGTCGTATGTCTAGCGGGAAAATGGGATGAACTACACGCAGTTAACCACTGCCATTAAAGGCTTTGCTGAGAATGACTTCCCAGCGACAGTCGGGTCGTTTACGTCTGCCGAGCAGATTGCCCGCTTTGTGCAGTTGGCGGAGCAACGCATCTATAACATGGTGCAACTACCTGCTATCCGTAAGAACGTTACAGGCAATATGACGAGTGGCAACAAGTACATAGCGACTCCTCCTGACTGGCTGGCTACGTTTAGTATTGCGGTAATTAATGCGGCAAATGAGTATAAGTATCTGCTTAATAAAGATGTCAACTTTATCCGTGAATCTTTCCCAGATACGGATGCTGCGTTTTATGGCGAACCTCAGTATTACGCTGTTTTTGACGACAATACCTTTATTCTTGGACCTACCCCAGACGCTAGTTATGCTACAGAGCTTCATTATTTTTATTACCCAGAATCCATCGTGACGGCGGGAACGACTTGGCTTGGGACAAACTTTGACTCTGCTCTCCTCTATGGGGCTTTACTAGAAGCCGCCTTATTTATGAAGTCAGACGCTGATACGATGACGGTCTATAAAGCCCGTTATGACGATGCGATGGCAGAACTCAAGCAGTTAGGCGATGGTAAGAACCGTCAAGACGCTTATAGAAGTGGACAAGTGAGGTATCCAGTCAGATGATTAGCGTACAAGGGCTAGGCGAATCTAGCGGGATTCAAGTGGCAACTAAAGACTTTGGTGGTTTTACCCCAGAGGAAGTCGCTGAACGTGCATTAGATAAAATTATTCAGGTAGGGGATCAGTCTCACCCTTTGGTTCGAGAGCAAGCGATTGCTTTTCGTAATCATATTCGGGAAGTTCTAGTCTTTTACATGAATGAAGCGGTAAAATTTGATCGTGTAACACTAGCTTACA